ATCACAAAGGCAAGGTTACCGTGAAAATTGACGGTATTGCTGCATCAGCGGCTTCTGTTGTGGCAATGGCAGGCGATGAAACTTTAATTGCACCGACTGCAATGATGATGATCCACGACCCCAGCACTTGTGCTATGGGAAACAAGGCAGATATGGAAAAGGCTATCATCTTGCTGGATGAGGTAAAAGAAAGCATTATTAACGCCTACGAAACCAAATCTCATCTCAGCAGAAATAAGATTGCGAAGCTGATGTCCGATGAAACATGGCTCAATGCAAAAAAGGCTCATGAGATGGGATTTGTGGACGGGATTCTTTTTGCAGAGAAGAAAATACCTGTTGTTCCCAAAGAGGAAGAACCAGATGAAGAGGAAAAAGAAGATACACTTACCGCAATGACCTATTCCAAATCGAAGAATCTATCTGCATTCTTATCCAAAGTATCTGCATCAGCAGAATCTGTTACAGGTACACCGATTGATCAGCTTGAAAAAAGGCTGGCATTACTGAAATATTAAGGAGGATTTTAACTATGGCTATGACGATTAAAGAACTCAGAGAAAAGAGAAAGAAGGCTTGGGATACAGCACGTGATTTTCTTGATAGCAAGCGAAATGCAAACGGCGTGCTCAGTGAGGAAGATTCCAAGACCTATGATGCAATGGAACAGACCATTGTCGACCTTGGCAAGGAAATTCAGCGTCTGGAACGACAAGCTGAAATCGAAGCTGAAATGAACAAAGCAACTTCCACTCCTGTTCTCGGTAAGCCTGCAACTCCGAATGTAACGGAAAAGACAGGTACGGCAAGCGATACTTACAAAACGGCATTCTGGAACAGCGTCAGAAACCGCAATTGGATTGATGTCCATGACGATTTGCACATTGGTACAGATGCAGAGGGCGGTTATCTTGTGCCGGATGAGTTTGAACGAAAACTGGTGGAAGCATTAGAGGAAGAGAGCATTTTCCGCCAGATGGCAACGGTCATCAAAACTTCCAACGGCGACCGCAAGATTCCGATTGTGACTTCCAAGGGCGAGGCTGTCTGGATGGACGAAGAACAGCAGTATTCTCTTTCTGATGATACGTTCGGACAGGCATCGCTTTCCGCATACAAGCTGGGAACAGCGATCAAAATTTCCGAAGAACTTCTCAATGATTCTGTATTTGACCTGCCATCCTACATCGCAAAGGAGTTTGCAAGAAGAATCGGTGCAAAGGAAGAAGAGGCGTTCTTTGTTGGTGACGGCAAGGGAAAACCGACCGGCATTTTTAATGCTACAGGTGGTGCGGAAGACGGCACTTCCACCTCTACTGCCAATATCACATTTGATGATGTGATGGAACTCTTCTATTCTCTGAGAAGCCCGTACCGCAAAAAGGCGGTGTGGGTGCTCAATGATTCTACGGTTAAGGCACTTCGAAAGTTGAAGGACAACACAGGAAACTACATTTGGAGTCCGTCTGTGCAGGCTGGTGTTCCGGATACCATTCTCAATCGTCCTTACAAGACATCCAGCTATGTGCCGGAAATCAAAGCAGGCAATAAGTGCATGGCATTCGGTGACTTTAGTTATTACTGGGTGGCTGACAGACAGGGACGCTCTTTCAAGAGACTGAATGAACTCTTTGCTATGACTGGTCAGGTTGGTTTCCTTGCTTCGCAGCGTTTGGACGGCAAGCTGATTCTTCCGGAAGCAATCAAGACACTTACCATCAAGAAAGCGTAATCAGAGAAAGGGGTTGGAGTGGGTGGTAACTTTACAGGAAGTCAAGCAGTATCTGCGAGTTGATTTTGAAGATGATGATACATTGCTTTTCTCTCTTATTTCAACTGCAAAACAGCTGATAATGGATGTAGGAAGAATGGACGAGGAACGCTTTTCCGAGAACGAAGATGTGGTGCGGACAGCAATGCTCTACACAGTTTCTTATCTCTATGAAAACCGCAATACCGCAGACTTTTCCAAGCTGACATTAACACTTCGTGCCATGCTGTTTGCACAGCGAGAGGGTGTGATGTAATGGAAATCGGAACTTTGAATCAGCGAATCACCTTTCTGGTGAATCGTGTCGTTACCGATGAAATCGGAAATCACACCGCTGTGTGGGACGAAGCCTTTTCCTGCTGGGCAAAAGTGACTTTGAAAGCTTCTGCGGAGCATACGGACGCTGGTGTGACCAAAGAAACACAGACGCTGGAATTCCTCATTCGGCAAAACCAGCGCTGGATGCCGTCTGTAACAGGCAACCGAATCTTGTTTCGGGATGTTACATACAACATCACCAGTGTTACACCGGATTATCTGCACAAGGATTATCTGAAACTTACTGCAGAAGCCAGAAAGGCAGGGCAAAATGACCAGTATTGACGATCTTGCGGAGGAAATCATGCAGGGCTTGCAGGAGTATGCAGACCTTGCAGATACCGCTATGAAAAAAGCAGTTCGGAAGTCTGCAACGCAAGTGAAAAATGAGATCTCTGCCAATGCTCCGGCAGACACGGGAAAGTATGCGAAAAGCTGGGCAACGAAGAGAACCAAGGAAAACAGCCATTCTCTTGAAATGACTGTCCACAGTAAGAATCGCTATCAACTGGCACATTTATTGGAGAAAGGCCATGCCAAGCGTGGCGGTGGTCGTGTATCTGCTCGTCCGCATATTGCTCCTGCGGAAGAAAACGGTGTACAGTTGCTGGAGCATTTAATTGAGGGGGCTTTGTCATGACCTACGAACAAATCGCAGAAATGATGGAGGAAATGGGACTGCCTTTCGCCTACCATCATTTTGCCGAGGACGAAAGCCCTGCACCGCCTTTTTTGCTGTTTTTATCTCCTGGAGAGAATACGTTTTCGGCAGATAATTTGGCATATTTCAGTTGCAAACAGCTGGACATTGAATTGTACACAGACAAAAAGCAGCCGGAATTGGAAGAACAGGTGGAGTCAGTGCTTTCCCAGCACGAGATTTATTATACAAAAACAGAAACATTCATTGATTCGGAAGAATTGTATGAAGTACTCTATGAGATGGAGGTTTGATCTATATGGCAATGGAGAAAAACAAGGTAAAATTCGGTCTGAACAAAGTTCACTATGCAAAAATCACCTCTTATGATGAAGAAGGTGTGCCGACTTTTGCAAAGCCGGTTCGCATTCCCGGTGCAGTGTCGCTGTCTATCGATGCAGAAGGTGAAGCATCCAATTTTTACGCTGATGATGGTGTGTACTATGTGATCAACAATAACTCTGGTTACACCGGCGATCTTGAAATCGCATTGGTTCCGCTTGAGTTTGCGACAGACATTCTCGGTGAGAAACTGGATGAAAAGGGCGTTCTCACGGAAACCAATACTGCAGAAGTATCACAGTTTGCACTGCTGTTTGAATTCAGCGGCGATAAGAATAAAATTCGGCACTGTCTGTTCTGCTGCTCTGCCTCTCGTCCGGCAACAGAATCCAGCACCATTGAGGACGAAAAGGAAGTTAAAACAGAAACACTGTCTTTGACCGCAACGGCGTTGAACAGTGGTTTGGTAAAAACTAAAACCTGTGAGAAAACGGATGCTGAGGTTTATGAGAATTGGTACAAGGCGGTATATATGCCAAATCTGGCTGCCGCTGTACAGAGTGGTAAAGCATCCGCAGCATCTGTGAAAGCGTAAGGAGGTGGCAGTATGGCAATTCAGAAAAATATTACAATTGATGGGATTGAAGTGCCTTTTAAGGCAAGTGCAGCAGTTCCCAGATTGTATCGCTTGAAATTTCGCAGAGATATTTATCAGGACTTTGCAGCACTGCAAAAGTCTGTGGGAGAAAATACAGAGGAATCCTCTGCACTGGACATCGAGAGCCTTGAGGTGTTTGAGAACATCGCCTATATCATGGCAAAACACGCCGATGCAGCCATTCCGGCTTCTCCGGATGAGTGGCTGGAACAGTTTAACACGTTCAGCATCTATGAGATCTTGCCGCAGCTGATCGACCTCTGGGGTTTAAACGTAGAAACACAGGTCAAGTCTAAAAAAAACATCGCCCGATTGACCGACCGATGACCACACCGCTGTTTTTGTTGCGGTGCGTTCAGCTTGGTTTGTCAATGGTCGATTTGGATTTTTTGACCATTGGTCTGGTGAATGATATGTTCACCGAACGGGAGAATGACGAATACAAATATCATATGTTAGCGGATCAGAGTGACTTTGATAAATTTTGATAAGGGGGTGAAATTTATGGCAAACCGCATCAAAGGCATCACCGTAGAAATCGGCGGCGATACCACCAAGCTGTCCAAAGCACTGGAAGGTGTCAACAAGGACATCAAAGGTACGCAGATGCAGCTGAAAGATGTCCAGAAACTGCTGAAACTCGATCCTTCCAACACGGAACTCCTATCTCAAAAACACAAGTTGCTGGCGGATGCGGTGACAGCTACCAAAGAAAAGCTGGAAGTACTAAAAACTGCCGCAGAACAGGCAAATACGGCTCTTGCAAACGGCGAAATTTCCCAGCAGCAGTATGATGCCTTACAGCGTGAGATCATCGAAACCGAAAACGAATTGAAACGCCTGACTACAGAAGCAAACAATTCTCACACCGCTTTGGAAAAGATGGGCGTTCTGGGAGAAACGCTGCAGTCCGCCGGGGACAAAATTTCCGGTGTGGGACAAAAGCTGCTGCCCGTCACAGCTGGTGTCACGGCTCTGGGAACGATTGCCGTAAAAACTGGTGCGGATTTTGATTCTGCCATGTCAAAGGTGGCAGCTGTTTCGGGGGCGACCGGTTCAGAGATGGATGCTCTCCGGGAAAAAGCCCGTGAAATGGGCAGCAAAACAAAGTTCTCTGCAAGTGAGGCTGCGGATGCTATGAACTACATGGCGATGGCAGGCTGGAAAACCAACGATATGCTCAGCGGTATTGAAGGTATCATGAATCTTGCTGCCGCTTCCGGGGAAGACTTGGCATCTACTTCGGACATTGTCACAGACGCTCTGACTGCTTTCGGTTTGTCTGCTTCGGACAGCGGACACTTTGCAGATATTCTGGCAGCGGCAAGTTCCAACGCCAACACCAACGTCAGCATGATGGGCGAGACCTTCAAGTATGCTGCTCCGGTACTGGGTTCTCTGGGATACTCCGCCGAAGATTCTGCCATTGCCATCGGTTTGATGGCGAATGCCGGTATCAAATCCTCACAGGCTGGCACGGCACTGCGTTCCGCCATCACCAATCTGGCAAAGCCGACCGACACGGTGGCATCTGCTATGGAACAGTACGGCATTTCTCTAACCGACAGTTCCGGCAAGATGTATTCTCTGCGGGAACTCATGGAACAGCTCCGGCAGAAATTGGGCGGATTGTCTGAGGCAGAACAGGCACAGGCAGCTGCATCGCTGTTTGGCAAAGAAGCCATGTCCGGTATGCTGGCGATCATCAACGGTTCACCGGCGGACTTTGAAAAGCTATCCAATGCCATTGACACCTGTTCGGATACAGTAGACGGCTACAATGGCACGACCGAAAAAATGGCGGCTGTCATGCAGGATAACCTTGCCGGACAAGTGACTATTCTAAAATCCCAGCTGGAAGAACTGGCGATTTCCTTTTCTGATATTCTAATGCCTACCATTCGTTCTGTGGTTTCCCGTATACAGGACTTGGTGGACAAGCTGAACCAATTAGACCCACGGACAAAAGAAACCATTGCAAAGATCGCACTGGTGGCTGCTGCTCTGGGTCCGATGCTGATCGCATTGGGGAAGACTGTCTCCAGTGTGGGAACAGTCTTTTCCGCAGTATCCAAACTGCCTGCCCTGTTCTCTGCTGTGCAAAGTGGGATCGGGGCTGTAACAGGGGCGTTGGGCGTGTCACTGGGTCCGCTGCTTGCCATCATCGCAGCTGTTGCCGCTCTGGTAGCTGCCTTTGTGCATCTCTGGAACACCAATGACGAATTCAAAAGCAATATCATTGGAATCTGGGAACAGATCAAAAGCACCTTTACCGGATTGACACAGGGTATCACAGACCGGTTAAACGCTCTGGGATTCGACTTTGAGAGTTTCACCGATGTGCTGAAAGCGGCGTGGGATGGGCTGTGCAATCTGTTAGCTCCCATTTTCGAGGGCGTTTTTCAGAATATCTCCAATGTCTTTTCCGAATTTACCGGCATTCTTCTGGGATTGCTGGATGTTCTGATCGGTCTGTTTACTGGTGACTGGGAGCAGTGCTGGAACGGTGTCAAAGGTATTTTTACGTCTATCTGGAATTTCGTTGTCAACACGTTCCGCAATATCATGAATACCCTGAAAGGCATTGCAGATGTGGTGCTGGGGTGGTTCGGAACAAGCTGGAACGAAGTTTGGACTTCCATCAAAACATTTTTCGTGGACACGTGGAACAGCATTGCTTCTTTCTTCATGGGAATCGTTACTGGAATCCGGGACTTTTTCGTCAACACCTGGACGTCTATTTCCAATACCTTCACCGCCATTGTCACTGCCATTCAGACGGTGGCAACGACCGTATTTACAGCGATTAGGGACTTCTTCACCACGATCTTTACAGCGATCTACAACTTTTTCAGCACGATTTTCAATGCCATTTACAATGTAGTTTCTACGGTCTTTCAGGCAATTCATAACGTCATTACGACCGTTTGGAACGCCATTTACACCACCTTAGAACCGCTGATCACGGCATTTGGCTATCTGTTTCAGACGATTTTTGAAGCCATTCAGATTATTGTGGGCAGAGTGATGGACTGGATCTCGGAGAAGATCCGTGCCATTTGGAATGCGATCGTGGCGTTTTTAACACCGATTTTAGAAGGCATCCGAACGACATTTGAAACCATCTGGAATGCCATTTCTACTACAATTTCCACGGTTTTGACAGCGATTCAAGATGCGGTGACTACGGTTTGGAATGCGGTATCTGGTTTCATTTCTTCTGTTTTGTCTGCGATCTGGAATGTAGTTTCTTCCATCTGGAACAGCATCTCCGGCACGATTTCCAGTGTGATGAATGCCATTTTTTCTGTGGTATCGTCTATCTGGAATCAGATTTCTTCTGCGGTTTCCAATGTTCTGAACGCCATCCAGTCGGTGGTGTCTAACATCTGGAACAGCATCAAGAGCACCATTTCCAACGTGATGCAGAGCATTTCTTCTACGGTGTCCAGCATCTGGGGCAACATTCGTTCTGCAGTTTCTGATAAAATCAGCGGCATCAAATCCACCATTCAGAATGGTTTTGATGCCGCTGTGGGATATATCAAGGGATTGGCTTCGGATGCCTGGAACTGGGGGCGGGACATCATTCAGGGAATCATTGACGGCATTCAGAGTGCCATCGGCTGGCTGGCGGACTGCGTCACCAATGTTGCCGATACCATTCGGGATTTCCTGCACTTCTCTGTACCGGACAAAGGACCGCTAACAGACTATGAGAGCTGGATGCCGGACTTTATAAAAGGGCTGGCAGACGGCATCGACAAGAGCAAGAAGTATGTGGAAAAAGCCGTGGGCAGTGTGGCGAAAGCCATGCAGCTGACCATGGA